GGGAATCGCTTCTCATTCAACCTAAGACATAATCTTACATCATGTCAGCGTTATTGTCAACAACTTTCTGAAAGACCTTACTGTTAGTAGGGTTTCTTTCATCATCGTTCTTCACACTAACTAAGCATTGATTATACAGCACAAGTGCTTTAACGTCAACACCTTTCTTTAAAGACCCCACATCGTGGTAGACTATAAAGCAAAAAACCCTCGAGACTTTCATCTTCGAGGGTTTTGGTAAAGAGACTAAGTTCTCTTACTTCTTCTTACCAAAACCCTTCGTATCCTCAATCGCATAGCCAGAACCTTCTACAAATGATGGGCGTGTGCTTGTCCATCCGTTATTCAACGGCAGCTGTTTATGCATTCTGGAACAAGAGAGTATCATAGTAGAAAGAATTATATCCTAAAAGTTGATTGAAGTCAAGTGGTTTCTTCGACCACCTGTAGATCTATTTAGACAAAATTTTAGCTCAGATTGAACTTTTTGTCAAGTATTTTGAATTTATTTTTGGGAGGACATCCCAACCTAAGATAAGAGTATACATCAGGCTAGGATAAAAGTCAACAGTTATTTAACAAGATGTTGAGTAAGAACCATACAAGAGATCCATGCCCACAGAGTGTTGAACGCTACAAGGGTTGGGAGCATCTTCTTGTTGCTTGCCCAAATCAATGATATGCTTGTTGCAAGAGTCAAGAAGTACAACCACCAAAGCTGGATACCGAAGATAAGTCCAGGTACAATGATGAACGCTTTTGCAAACCAACTGGCAAACTCGACACGATTGTAGTCAGTCCAGTACTCTTTCTTGAACCACATCTTGTAGCAGTCTAGGATTTTACGCCAGTTGCTATGAAAGTATGAGACTCCGATTAGAACTGCCCATACTACTGTTGCTACTAAGATCTGTTCGACCGTCATACCTTCTCCGTTTCAATGTTGCACTTCACTAAAAAATTTAGCCCATCTTCACTGCGATATGAATTGCGATAGTAGACGTGTTTGATACCAGCACCGTAGATTAACTTAGCACAATCAACGCATGGAGCATGTGTGATAAAGATGGAAGCGCCTTCACCTGATTCTGAAGACTTCGCTAACTTAGAGATAGCATTAGCTTCAGCGTGAATAACTTCTTTCTTTGTTACATCTTCTGCAACAAGCGTCTGTGGGTTAACATAGCGATATTCGCAGGTATTGTCCCATCCAGCAGGTGTTCCATTGTAACCAATAGAAGTGATACGATTGTCCTTGACAACCACAGCACCGACTTGTAATCGCTTCGCTGAACTCAACTGAGCAAAACGCTCTGCTGTGTCCATGAAAGCATCAATCCACTTTTGTTTCATTTTCCAAATCCAAACGGGCACTTACCCTTTTCGTTTTCAATCTTTTTATTCTTACTCTTTTTGTAACCATTAATGTTAGAACTAATAAACCCAAACTTACGTTCATGCTCTTTGTCTGTCATAATATGATTATGGATAACAACTTCTTTTTCAGTTAATGGAATAACGTGCACTAAAGGATCTCCAGCAAAGAACTTATTGATAGATGGTTTCTTGACGAACATATTCACATTGGTACTATATTGGTATTTGTAATCAACAACACCAGAGATAACATGCACATCTGCCGCACGTTCACTATTATGCCAGTCGCATCGGTTCCATGCAAACTTCACTCCAGTCTTTTCCATAAAAGACCATGGAGAGATTAACTTAACGTGAGTGTAATCTTTATACAATTCCCATCCAGCCATCTGAGCACGATCGTGGGTATGTGCCTGTAGAATTGGTGATGGTGCTTTCCATAGAAAACGACCATCTTCTACTACTTCTAAATCAAAATCACTCCAAGCTGGAATGATAAATCCTGTACTGAATAGATTAGTAAATCCAGTACATTTTTTGATAGTAGAGGTTTCGATCATCATCTTACTCTCAGGCACTTGGGGGAATGCTCGCTCTTTATAAGATGACGCTAACGCTCTCCATTCTTCTGGAGTGTGTCTATTAGCTTTCTCGATAGGATGTTCATTATATACCATATCAACATATGTAAAACAGTCTACATGAACTTTCGAAGGTTTTATCCAAAACATCATAACTTCATAATCCTATTGAGCACTTCATTAGCTTCTCTCATCCCATCTTCTTCCATCTCATCATCAAACAGTTCATCTTTGGCCATCTGTATCATAACCAAGACTCGCATCGCATCATCTTGGTTCATACTATCAAGCATCATTTTAAACTCATCCTCATGAAGGCTTAGAAGAAAAAGAAGGAACTCGCGATCTTCGTCTTCAAGATGTCGCACTTTTCTTTTCAACTGGAGAGATGAACCCAGCTTCTGTTACGAGTTTAGCGGTAATCTTCTTATACAACTTGTGTAAGGCTTGATCTTTGATAGCGATAAGTGCTGTGGCTTCTTCTGGATGTACACCTTCCAACAAAGAGATGAATAATGATTCACGCTTTAGTGGTGTAAGGTCTGCTCGACAGAACACATACAAGCGACGCATCTCATTAAACAAGTTAGTCGGTGTCATACCCATCGGCTCAGCAGCTGGCTTAAATGGTGGTGTACCTTCTGGAAGAATCATCTTCTTGGCTGGATCGAATGCATACTCGAAGGCTAGCTTCAGTACAGCATCACCCCTGTAGTTATTAATTGCTTTTGGATCAGTATTGATCTCATCAAGCATTTGTGTCAGATATTTTCTCATTAAAAGTCCTCTAGATCATCCAATAGTAGGCGACACTTATGTGTAATGAGATAGTTCATTATAGACATCTTGTCACCCTTTGGTTTGTTATTTAGATACGTAACAATGACCTCTTCATCAACATCTGGTGGGATGTTATCGAATGCAACCAATACAGAGTTACGTTTCCAGTTACGTTTCTCATCATCTGTACGACAAGCATCATAACCTGATTCAATAAACTCAGCAAGACGTTTGGCAGAGACTGGTTTCTGGCGCTCACCTTTAACAAATACATCATCTTTGGAAAGAATGTTTGGGATACCATCGCCAGCATCACCTTTAACGATATGCTCAATCATAAAGTCTTGGATGTCTTTCTTAGAAGCTGTGATAAACTTCTTAACCATCGGCGACCACTGATTCACGTTCGGGTACAGTTGTAGTTGTTTGAAGTCTTTATCCGATGATAAGATCAAAACCTTCTGCGGTTCTTCGACAAGACCTTCTTGAACCAGTTGATTAGATTGAACCCAGCGTGTTAAACAAGCAATAACATCGTCAGCTTCGGCACGGTCCACATGAACAACACGATATGGAAAGTGAGTGGCAATGTCTTCGCGCAACTCCGTGAGAGTATCAAAGATTAGTTTCCAGTCTAGGTCAGACGCATCACGGTTCTTTTTACGAGAGGCTTTGTAGAACTCAAAGTATTCTTTGCGCCAGTACTTACGTCCATCGCACGCAATAACAACCTCTCCATACTCTTTACCATACTTACGTTTGTAAGACTTGATAGTGGAAAGTGTTACATGTCGAATAAGGTTCTTAACCTCAGACTCAGTACCTTTAAGTTCTCGTTGGAACGTAAGGATAGTGCTAAGCGCAACTTGGCTATAATCAATTAGAATCATTTCTTACGTCTTCATAGTTAATAAAATGGGAAATACAGAAGCGACCATCTGAACCACTGTCGTTCAGTAATTTAATCGGCTTAACAGAATGTGGAGTCACACTTGGAAATATGATTGCTCTATTATGTAGACAGTCTATGGTAGCCGCAGTACCTTGGATATATGACTGAAGAACGATCTCTCCACCACTAAACTTTTTAGGTTGTTTGTACAAATAGACAACTGCGGTAAAGATACTATCATCGATATGGTTGTTATAATAATCACCATCACTGTAGTATGACAGAAGAGTTTCTACCCGATTCAACCCGAACAGAATCTTATACAAGGAGTTTGCAATTAACATTCTATCCCGAACCTCAATGCTAAAGATTTTATTTTTACTTAAACTCTCAAGAGCAGATCCAGTGCTTTTTATAAACGCGCCGTGGTTTTTCTTAATGACAGAACCATTAGAGTCTAGCGCACCAGAAGTATGACTCTCATCCATCATCTGTGGTAAGACTGACATACAATCTGATAAAACTAGAGCCTCTTCATCTGAAGTATAGAAGTTATCAATAACAACTGCATTGATACCATCAGCAACGAAGGTGAAGTCCATCAAAACGCTCCAAGCAGGACACACTCTTCATTTATGCGACCATTGGGCACAGAAGGTTTAGTTGTTAGTTTCTTAAATGCACCATTCAGAGCACGTTTACCCATGGCAAGACCTTTGAAGAAGTCTTCTGGCTTACGCAGTGTCATAGTCTTGGATTCTTTAATATCGAACCCAAGGATTGTTGTACCCTTAACAGAAAGAGTACCACCATCAGTCTTGTACACAGTAACCTTGCGGTACTTAGTATTATACACCCATAGCTCAGTAGATGTCAAGATATCTTCTGGCTTGCAAGACTTTAGATTGAGTTCAGCAAAGTCTTTGGCAAACTTCATCTTGGCAACCACCTTCAGTGGACTAACTGTTTTGCGCTTACGTGGAGCACGATTGGCTTTAGCGTTTTGAATCTGTTGTTGACAATCAGAGACGATCTCTTCCATGAACCCCAATAGCTTTTTCAGTTCGCGTTTGTTAAAGTTAGAGTAACCTTCCACGAGTTGGTCGTCATCTCCAGCAATTGCTTCTTTGAGTTCTGGAATACGTCCTGCGAAGAAGTCACCGATACGTTTTGCGATTGGTGCAGCAACTTGGTTGGCTGCAAGGTAGTTCTTTGTTGAGAACTTAGAGGATTTTGTTGTTGTAAATTCATCGATGGCACCTTCGATCTCACCAGCAAGTTCATGGGCTTTTTCATCCATGCGATCTTGGATTGAGACTGTTGCCACTGGAACGACAACTGTTTTATCTTCTTTAATCTTTTGGGGTAATGCTGCTTTGCGGATGATATGATTAACCATATTGTCAATGGTTTTCATATGGTCATCGC